TTCAAAGTCTGGTGATTTTGAAAACATGACAACTGGTACGAATGCTACGGATGGAATGACATTTACAATTGGTTCTGATCAGGTGAATGCTATCAAGTATATCAAAGGTTTGCGAACACTCTTAATAGGAACAACTGGCGGTGAGTTTGTTGCAACAGCTTCATCCTCCGCTGAACCGATTACACCAACTAACATCCAGATAAAAAGACAAGCTGGTTACGGAACATCAGATGTAGATGCACTGCTAGCTGGTAACAGAGTTTTATTTGTACAACGTGCTGGTAAAAAAGTACGAGAGCTTGTTTTTGATTTCAACAGTGATGGTTATGTAGCACCAGATCTAACTATCCTGGCAGAACATATTGGTGGTTCAGGTGTGGGTACTGGTTTTACAAACTGGACTTATCAGCAAGAGCCAGACAGTATTGTTTGGGTTGTCAGATCTGATGGCGTACTTACTGGCATGACTTACCAAAGATCTGAAAATGTGGTTGCCTGGCATCGACATATTTTAGGTGGTGCTTTTGGTAATGGTATTGCAGAAGTAGAGAGTGTTGCTGCTATATCAAACACAGTAACTTCTTCAAGGGGTGAAGATACTTTATACATGATTGTAAAAAGAACTGTCAATGGCAGTACAGTTAGATACATAGAATATTTACAACCTTTTGACTTTGGATCAAACATTGAAGATGCCTGGTTCCTGGATAGTGGTTTATTATATTCTGGAAGTGCTACAACAACACTGTCAGGATTAAGTCACTTAGAAGGTCAAACAGTATCTATCCTGGCTAATGGATCTACTCATGCAGACAAAGTAGTTTCTAGCGGTGCAATATCTCTTGATCGTTCTGTTACAAAAGCCATAGTCGGATTAAAATATACATCTAAGCTGCAAACTATGAGAATAGAAAGCGGTAGTGCTGATGGTTCTGCACAAGGCAAAGTAAAAAGAATACAAGAAATAACTGCAAGATTTTTTGAAACTGTTGGTGCTGAAATAGGTAGCAATAGTACACAAACAGATTTAATACCATTTCGTGATAGTTCTATGGCAATGGATCAAGCGGTCAAATTATTTTCTGGTGACAAACAAATAGAATTTAATTCAGATTATGAAACAGATGGTTTTGTCTATATCCAGCAAGAGCAACCCTTACCCATGACTATTACTGCGTTGTTCCCACAACTCAATACTTATGATGGATAATGGAAGTCAGACCATTTATTAAAGAACACGGATATTTAATTTTTAATAATATCAATAATCAATTGCTAGGTGTTCAGACAGATCTATCTTTTATTGATGATCTAGAAGTTGATTATTGTTTTACTGGTGTCAAAAATAAAGAGCCAATCGTTTGTGGTGGTGTCATAAAATATTGGCAAGGCTGCTATGAAGGATGGGTAATTGCATCGAGCAAAATAAATAATTATCCATTTGAAGTTGCACGAACTATAAAAAAATATACAGACATTTTAATTAAAGAAAAAGAAATACATAGATTGCAAACTGCTGTGCTTCATAACTTTGAAGACGGTCATCGCTTTGCAAAATTTTTAGGAATGAAACCAGAGGGATTAATGGAAAAGTACGATTATATGCAACAAGATTACGTTAGATATGCGAGGGTAGCGTAATGGCTCCTTTAGCTCCTATTGCAATTGCTGCCACTGCGGCAGCTGGAGTTGTTGGTGCAATTGGTGCATCTCAAGCAGCAAGTGCTGCCAAAGCAACTGGTATCGCAAATCAAAAAGGTTTTGAGAGAGCAGCCAAAGTTATTGAACAGCAACAAGAAGTTGTTGATGCACAATTCAGCAATCAAGTTTTTCAGTTCAATCGTTCATTTAAACAAAATCAAGCTAACACCGAAGTATTATATTTAAAATCAGGAGTTGATCTTGATGGAACACCTGAAGATGTTTTAGCAGAAAATGCAAGAAATGCTCAATATGAACTCAACATCATGGATTATAATAATAAATTAGCAAAGAAAAAACTTGATGATGATGCTACTATGATGAGATACAGAGGTGAGATAGCTTTTGCTGAAGGTCAAAATTTGGCTTCATCTTACAAATACAAAGCATTTGGTTCTGTTCTAAGTGGTATTGGAGGATCTGCTAAACTAGCTGGTACTTACTATCCATCTTTATTGACTGGAGGATCTAGTGCCTAAAATACCTATTTATAATCCTAGAACACAAATTCAAGGTCAAGCTGGTTCAACTATTGTACCTACAATATCACAATCCTCCACTTCAGGAGCTATTGCCAGTCAATCAGACACATTAAGTAAATCATTAATTGCTGTAAGTGATTTTGCAAATGTTCTTATAAAAAATGAAAGTGAGAGAATAGTTAGTCAAGAAGCAATAAAATACAAAACACTTCTTGATACTACACAAAAAAATATTCAAACACAATTTGCTGATCAGCCAGAAATGTGGATGCAAAAATATGAAGATGCAAAATCATTAATTGTAAATGAAATAAATAACAATACTTATAAATATGATTTTATAAAAAATCAAGTTTCCAATCAAGTTGAGTTAGATTATTTACCATTAAGAAATACTTTGTTTTCTGAATACACAAAACAAACAAAAATACAGAACTCATTACGCAATCAGGAGATTGCTTTAGATAGTGGTGCAAGTCTGGGAAGTTATGTTAATCAAGGTCAAGAGGATTTTGAATATATTTTAGGTCAAACTATTGATCATATACTAAAATATAGTCAATCTAATTCAGCAAGTAGTTCTAAAAAACTTCAAACAGATGCATTTACAAATGCTGCATTGAGTGGTTTAGATGCAATCTATGGATCAGGAGATGCACTTACAAATTCTTTTTTACAATTAAACGACATTGAAAACGAAAATTTAAAAGAAATTTTTTCTTATTTAGATTTGGAAGACCAAGAAAAAATTATGGATGATTTCAGAGATGCTAATGATGATATTTATGATAGAAAAACAAAATTAGAAGATGATACTTTAAAAGATAATATTGAAAACACAGATCTATTAATTAATCAATTATGGGAGACTAATGACGATAAAAAAAGAAGAGAATTATTTAATAAAATAATAAATGTACCTTTAAGCTATTTTGGTGATGATGCGGCACAAAAAAAAGCACGAGTTGTGAATTGGTTTAAAAGTGCTTATGATAATGATGAAGAGCTTTATGCACCACAATCATCGCTTTTTGATAATCCTGATCTTGTAGCAGATTTAAAAATTTTAATAAGAGAAGAAGATTTAAATTTTACAAACAAACAAATTTTCGACCAACTACCTAATTTATCTTTAAGAGATCAAAATGAGTTGCGTACTTTTGCAGATAGTGAAAGAGATGAAAATTCAAAAAGGTTTAGAAAAGCTATATCGAGTGAATTTCAATTAAGTTCCATTGATGGAAATATAATTATGGATTTAGACGGTAATACCACTACAAGTCAAGTGATAAAACAAATGGCAATTTTTGCTTACGGTTTATATGATAAAGAGTTTGCACTGCAAGGAGAAAAATTTAACCCACAAAAAACATTTAATGATGTAATTGCACAAACTAAAAGCAAATTTAAAATTGCTATTATTAATGAACTCCAAGAAGCTATAAATAATATTGCTGGACAGGAAGGATATAAGTGGTTACCTATTGGTACAAAAGCTCAAGACATAACAACTTTTATAACTCAAGGTACTGAAAATGGTACAATCAGTGGAAATGATGCGTACCTTGCTGGTAAATTTATAAGAGATTATCAAACAGAAATAATAATGGTGGATAGCTATGAGTAATTTAAATAAATTTGATGATGATACCTACACTCAAGATGATTTATTAGATTGGCATGAAAACTATGGAGAAAATTATATTTATCAACAATCATTAAAAAAATTACCAGAAGATCAATTTGATAAAACTTATGAACATACAGACGATGGTTTTATTTACACTATTGGTGAAAAAGATTTTGTTCCAGTTGTAATAAAAAAAAGACCAGTTCCTGAAATATTTGGTAATCCTTTAGATTTTAAATTACAAGAAGCTGGGGAAAAAGTTGAACAACAAATAGATGCAACTCCTGGATTTTTAAAAGATACAGTAACTTCTATACCTTATGGTATGGCAGTAGGAGTTGATAACGCTTTTAAATTAGTTGATAGTTTAACTGGCGGTGCTGTTACAGAATTAGACAATTTTTTTGTAAAAAATTTTCCTAATACTCTTGGTAAAAAAATAGAGATGGAGGAACCAGAGGGTGCTGGAGGCATGACTGGAAAAATTATTGGTCAATATGTTGTACCAGGTATTGGTATTTATAAACTAGCTCGTAATATTATGTTGATTGCAGAACCGCTGACTGTCGGCTTATTTTCTTCAAAAGATGAAGGTAACTTGATGAGTTTGTTTGAGGGTTATGCTTCAAAAGAGGATGCTAATGTTATTGCTAAAACCATAATTCAAAGTCTAACTGCGGATGAAGATGATAGTGAGTTTATGGGAAGACTTAAAAATATTGGTGCGGATGCTATACCATTTGTAGCAGTTGAAAGAGTTTACAAAATATTAAAAACATTAAAGAAAAATCCAGAAGCATTAGAAGAGATTAAATCTCTTGGAGCTGCTGCTACCCCCAAAGATGCACCTACCCCAGTTGAAGTAGTTGATAGTTCTGGTCAACCAATCAAACAAGCAGACCAAGTAGTCAAATCAGAAAAACCATTTTACTCTAACGTAGAAAAAACTATTTCTAATTTTACATTTAAAAAACAACCAGGTAATCAGATCCTGGCTACACTAAATAATACTGCTGGTATCAAACAATCAGAGATACAAGACTTAGGCTTAGATACATTTTTAAAAGATAAACCTAGTGTTACTAAAGAAGAGTTAGATAATTTTATTGCTGACAAATCTTTAACGACAAGAGTTAAAGACGAAATTTTAGATACACAAGGTAAAGATCAACTCGATTTTTTTATTGACGATAACGCACCAGAAATTTTAAAAAAGGCAAAAAGTAAAGAAGAAGCATTCGAAATATTTATGAACGAATTAGATGATCCAGCACTTTTAAAAGAATTTGAAGATTATAAACAAGCAGAAATAAATGCTGGAAATATTGTTAATAATTTAGAACATGTCACTAATTTTTTGGGTGATAAATTTAAGATGATGGATGTTAAACAAGATAAAATACCAACAAAATATGATGAGTATGTCACTCCTGGAGGAAGTAACTATAAAGAGATGTTGATTACAGTTCCAGGAACACCCAGGGTATTTACAAAACATCATTATACTGGTGAAGTAAAACAAGGAGAAAATCTAATAGCTCATGCGAGATTTAACGACAGAACTATTGACGGTAAAAAAATATTATTTATAGAAGAAATACAATCTGATTTACACCAGGCTGGCAGAAAACAAGGTTATTCATCATTAAACTTAGATGTAGAATTAGAAAATATAAATTCACAATTAAGTTTACTTTCAAAAACAATGGATGAATTAAAAATTGGTGATGATACAGCTAAAATTCAAGACTATATGGATCAATACAATAAGCTGTTAGAAAAAAGACAATCATTAGTAGATGAATCTAGAAACACTATTGCAGACGCACCATTTAAAAATAATTGGTATGAACTAACAATGAAAAGATTAATTAAATATGCCATTGATAATGGTTATGATGGGATATCATTCACAACAGGAAAAATGCAAAATGAAAGATACAATTTAGCAAAAAAAATTACAGCATTAAGAGCAGAAAAAATTATTGGAGGAACTAAAGACGGTCAATATGAATTGACTGTTACCCCAATATTTGGTGAGCAAATGTCTTTAGTTGTTAAAGAAAGTGATTTAGAAAGATATGTTGGTAAAGATTTAACAACAAAAATTATTAAAGATGCACCTACATATAAAGATGGCAGAAATTATACTGGTTTAGATTTAGAATTTGGCGGTGATGGAATGAAGGGTTTTTATGACAAAATGCTTCCATCATTTTTAACAAAGTATGGAAATAAATATGGTGCTGATTTACAAAAAACAGAATTAAATATATCAAACAAAACAATTTATAATATGAAAGATTTACAAGATTTTAAATATAATAATGTTTATGATGCGGTAGGAAGAGATGAAAAAACTTTTGCATCTTATAAAATAATCCAAAATATGGATGCACCTCCAGAACAAAGAGTACAAGTTATTCAAACTAAAAATGGTAAGTCAAATATAATTCACCGTACTTATGATTTAAGAGAAGCTAAAGGTATTTTGCTTGAAGAACTTGAAGGATTTAAGGTTCCACAAATACTTGACAACAGAGAAGCTCCTCAAGTTCCAATAATGTTATTTACACCAAACATGCAAAAAGAAATTTTAACTGAAGGCGTACCAATCGCACAAGTAGAAGAAAGAGATAAAAGTACAGCGGTAGTATAAAAATACTACACAATCGACAAAATTTAATATAAGGTGAACTAAAATCGCACAAATCTGTTTGCGATAAATTCAAAAAAATTATGGTTACTACAGTTCCTACAAGCGACAATTCTTTAATATCTGGCGTAAAACAAGGTCAAAACCTTGGAGTTACGGAGATGGCATCTTCTACTCCCAATGAAGAACCAGTATTGACTGCTAGTTTAGGTAAAATTTTTTCATCAGTAGGCGAAACAAAGAAAGTCAAAAAAGTACTCAAAGATGCTGCAAAACCGACAGATCAAGGAATTATTACACCATTATCCACAGCTGATGATAATTTAAGAGTTATCACTCCAGATAGTGATGAGTATCTAAATTCAGTAAATATAGATTATTCTAAAATAAATAGTGCTGAAGATTTTGAAAAAGTATTTGCAGACATAAATTCAAATGTTATATACAAAAAAAAAGACGTACAGTCATTTGATGAAGTCAAAGAATTAGCAAAACTCTTAGATGTACAAGATATTTTAATTAATCAAAATGGTTTTAAAAATGCACAAGAAGTATATGCAGCAAGAAATTTTGTTAAAAGAAGCGGTAATGATCTTGTAAAATTAGCAGAAGAAGTAATTGCAGATCCTACTAATACAAAATTATTAATAAATTTCAAAAAACATTTAACAATACACACGCTGTATGTTGACAAGTTTATTAAAGGTAAATCAGATGTTGGTAGAGCATTAAATGCTTTCAGAATACCAACAATGGCAGATCCAAAAGATCAAGCTGGTGCTGTGGATAGTATTGTCTCTGCTTTAGGGGGATCAGATAACATAATAACTATAGCTGAAAAGACTAAAGAATTATTTGAAAAAGATGGTTTGCCAGCAGTTAACAAGTTCATAGGCTTGGGAAAATTGAAAAGAGCTGATGCAGCCTGGAGAGAAGCATATCGTGGTGGTTTATTATTTTCAGTAAAAACACAATTAAGAAATATTTTAGGTAATAATTTATATGCTCTTTATTCTGTGCCAGAATATGTTGTTGCTGGTTTATATGGCACACTGGAAAATACAGTTGTTAAAGGATTAAGAATAGACAAAGGTCTAAATAAACTGACTAGAGGAAAGTATTGGGGTGATTATAAAAATGGCATGACATGGGAGATGGGTATGGCTCGTATGTACGGTTTGATTGAAGGCTCTAAAGATGCTTTTTTATTAGCAAAAAAAAGTTTACAAACTGGTGCAACCAGTGACAACATGACTAAATATGAAGGTGCTACTGGATTAGATGCTATTACTGCAAAAAATTTAGGATTAAAAGATAGCTCTGCTTTAGGTAGCACAGTCAATTTTATGGGTAAAGTATACCGATTACCCTACAAAGGATTGACAGCTGGTGATGAGTTTTACAAAGAAATAGCAAGATCTATGGAAATTCATACTCTTGTTATGGAACAAGCTACCATAATTAAAAGAACACAAAATTTAAGTTGGGAAGCATCACTGAAACAAGCCACTGAAGAAATAATGTCAAACCCAGCTAAGTACCAAAAACAATTAGACGAAGCTGCATTGTATTATACATTTCAAGATAAACTGCCAGGCTACGTTGATAAAATGGTAACTGGTATTCAAGAAGTTCCTTTTGTTGGAACAGTAATATTACCGTTTGCAAAAACTCCAGTCAACATAACAAGAAGATTTTTAGATCTTACACTTGGAGGTATAGTAGATAAGAGAGTTTTAACAGATCCTAAGTATCGATCAAAAGTTGTTGCTAGAATTGGCATGGCATCAACTTTTGCAATAGCTATCTCAAGTTATTTTCAAGAGGGAAGAATTACTGGTGGTTATCCGTTAACAGCAAACGGAGAGATAGATATGAATATGAAAGCAGCGTTAGACGCTGTTGGGTGGAGACCTTATAGTTTTGTTTTTGCTGGTGATGATTTTCCAGAAGGTAAGCCATTGTTTGAAAATGGAGATCAAACAAAACCAAATGGCACATTAGTTTATAGAGCCTATAATGGTTTAGAACCAGTAGGTGCAGTTATAGGTGTTATAGCTCATGCTAATGAATTAATGGCTCGATCAAAAGATCCTGAAATCAGAGAAGGTATTGCAGATGCGGCAGGTGTTTCATTTTTGCAATATATGTCAGAAATGCCAATGATTAAAGGTATGTCTGACACAATTGAAATTCTAGATAGTTTAAAATTTACATCTATAGTTGATAAAAATTTAAACGGTATGATATCAGCACCAATTGCTCCTTTAGCAGTAACCACTGGTATTGGTAATATTTTTGATGACGTACGAAGAGATGTATCTCCAGACTTTACAAGAGATATGAAAATTAAAAATGAAGATAACTCACCTAATTTAAATTTTGGAAATGGTAAGGGAAAATTTTATAATTTTTTAATTGAAACTTTTAATAGAAATTTATATCGGATGCCATTTGATGATATTTATTCTTTAGGAGAGATGTATCATGGTTTCGATACAACTGGTAAAAAATTACCACCAAAATACGATATATTTGGAAATGTCTTAACTAAATCGTCTGGTCGAGGTTTAATAACAGAAATTTCAAATACCTTCATAAATCCTTTTACAACCTATGAAGTAGAAAAAAAAGGTACCTATGTTTATGAAAATTTAAGATTAGGATCACCAATTAAAAACAGAAAACCAATGATTTATGGAATAAGATTAAGACCAGTAGAATATGCAGACTGGATTAATCTATCAAAGAATTCTCGTTACAAAGAATTTGGTATGCGAACATTTGAAGAATATATCAATTATGTTTTGTCACCAGGAAGCAGAGAATACATAGAATATTTAGGTATGAACAATAATGAAAAGTATCAATATTTACAAAAAATAAATACTAAAGCCTTTGAATTAGGCAAGACAGAATTAAAAATTAAATATCCAGAATTAGGATTAGCATTAGAAACAATTAAAGATTTACAAAATCAAGGAGATTTACCAATACCAGGAGCTAATTTACAATGACAGTCAGTAGTACAACAGTAAAACAATCTTATTCAGGAAATGGAAGCACCAGTGCATTCACCTACTCTTTTAAGATTAGTTCAACAGCTGAATTAAAAGTTATTATTAGAAATAACACTACAGCTACAGAAACAGTAAAGTCAATTAGTTCACACTACAATGTCAATGATACTGGCAGTGGTGGTACAGTGACTTTTACATCTGGTAATATTCCAGCATCAGGAGAGACAGTTGTTTTAATTAGAGATACTAATCTCACGCAGACTACAGACTATGTAGAGAATGATCCATTTCCAGCAGAAAGTCACGAAAGTGCTTTTCCCCTT